AAGTGTTGTAGTTTCATTTGTAGGTTCTATAAATTTCTTTTTAAATGTTACATACACAGTATGACCTGCTGATATACCTACAAATTGTACTGCGTGTACAACATCAGGTCCTGTTGTATATGTTTTAGTTCTTTCAGTTTGTGTATCATCTGTATATACAAATGGATTAGGAAGGTCAATCATTTCAATAGCTACACCATTATATTTAAGTCCTGTTTGGTCTGAGCCTGATTGCCAATCTGTATATTGTGATATAGCTTTTAATGGTGTTACTAAATAATTATAACTATCTCCATCAGTTCCATGTGTACCTAATAATTTATAACCAGTACTTGAAGTAAGCTCTATAGTTTCTACAGCAAATAATGTAGGATATAAGTTTTTAACTTGGTCAACTACAGCTTCAAAAACATTCTTACGAGGAAATGCAGGTGCTATTTTAATTAAATCTCCTGCTGAATGTGCAGCAGCAGTAGTACCTCTTTGACCTCTTTTAACAGTAATAGTATTAGTTGTTGCATTTAAAGCTGTTGTATACATAAGTTCTTGTCCTACTTCTACAATTGCACCAGCATCTAATGCATCTTCTTCTTCAATCGAAAATAAATTACCATCATATGTAATTGAATCAACAGAATCATTAATACCAGAAGATAAATAGGAATATGATTCTACTTTATCTACAGGTTCTAGGTATTCTCTATATACCCTATCCACTAGGTTGCCTATTGTGCTACTCACAAGGCCTCCTAACTTTGTTTAAATATTAAATTTATTGTTCTATCGGCTGCTTCAGAACTAGCAGATACTACTCTTAAAAAACCAGTAGAAGCAAAAGCCCAACCACTAGGGTCAACTCTAACTACGTTTCCTGCTGAAACTGAGTATGATACTTCTGTTCCATCAGTTTCTACTACATCTACAAAGTTTGTACCATCAAATGAAAAGTCAAATGTTATTGTAGCTCCAGTCATTGCTGCTGGAAATACAATACCAGATAGTAATAAACCATCACATTGTGCTGCAGATGATGTAGTTGCGTTATCTGAAATGTCGATTAAAACTTCTTTTTGTAATTGCATATCTTCCTTACTATAACAGAAGAAAAGGGTGAGAGGTGGATTCCCACCCTAATCTTCAAATTTGTTAAGCTACTTTAGCTATCTTCAAATGGTATGAAGGAGGACCGAAGTCGTATCCCATTTCCATATAGATACCTTTAGCAACCTTTGCATCTGCATTTTGGTCAATATCTCTTACGAATACTGTTCCGTATCCAGGGATATTTGTAAAGACTGGCTGTATAAAAGCAAAGTCTAAGATAAATGCATTGTTATCAGGCATGATATTAGGGTCAATAACCATCATTCCAATCTGTCCGAATGGAGTAACAATTACGTCAATATCAATACCTGCAAGGTTTCTATCTCTAGGTAAGATAGCACCTGTGATTCCAACAGAACCAGCTAATAGTTCTTTGTTAAGGTCCAAAAGTTGTTTTGGAGTTACGCAAAGAACAGGCTGTACCATTGGAGCATGTGCATCATACAATCTCTTAAGAGAGTTAGCGATAGCATCCCAAGATAAAACTTGGTTTGAACCTGTAGCACCGTTACCTGTTGTACCGTTCCAATAGATGTTTCCACCTATATAGTCAGGAGCAACAGAGTTGTTTGCATTTGCATTCAATGATGTGTATTCAGAAATACCACGCATTTCTCTAGTACCTTGTCCAGGTGTAGCGTGAGCTCCATCTGCAAAAGTACCTTTGAAAGCAAAATATTCTACTTCTCTAGCTACTTTTTCAAGAGCTAAAGACATTTGCTCTGCAAATTCATCAACTATCGGGTTGCTACCAAAGGAAGCTAATAAAGTTCCTGCAGTAGTTGTTCCATCTCCATCAGATGAGTTAACGGTATTAATTGGACCGCCAGCTGCATTAACAGAAAATGGATTCTGATTTTGATATGTTGCCATAGCTGTGTAAGTCATCTTGACACCTTTATGGAATATCTGTGTTACACCTGTGTACGCAACTCTATCTCTTCCAAGATATTCAGTTGGTGCGTCACCTTCTTTACCAGCAGTTGGTTTAGAAGTTACAGTGTGTCCGTCAGCAGCTTGGATTTGCCAGAAAGTAGATTGTAAAACCTTACCTCCGTTCAAGCCACCTGTTGCAGATAAGAAAGGAGTTCTTTGACCACCTACACGAAATAGCTCTCCCGCAAAGTTATTAATCTTTTGGGAGTAAAGTGTGTCACCAGTCAGGGATATACCTGCCATGATTTACCTCCGTGTATTGTCGTATTAAATTCTTTTACTTATTTTGTTTTTCGTTATCCATGATGGCTAATTTAGCTCTAAGAGAATCTTTTACTGAAGCTCCTTTTAAAGCAGCAACTAATTCATCATTGATATTCATTGGTACATCTGAGTTAGAATTTGCATCAAGTGCAGCTACTCTAGACCTAGCATCATCTTGAACTTGTGGTGCAGGTTCAGGTTGTGTTACTTCCTGTACTTGACCAGTTGGTTCCCAACCATACTCGTCTTTAGCAAACTGTGAGATAGATTCTGTATCAACAGGCCCATCATACACTTGTTTTAACGCCTTACCGAAACCTTTGTCAGTAGATAATCCTAAATTACCAAAGACATTATCTATTTCCTTATCTTTATAAGAAGCTAGTTCTGCCTCAAGTTTTTTGATAGCATCATCTTTTCTATCAATTGTTTCTCTCATTTGTTTTACACCGTTATCTGGTGCATCAAATTCATTCATTTTGTACCTCCACTATGTATTAACCTATCAGACAAGACCATAGGCATCTTGCCGTGGTGCTACCTTAAACACTTGACTTATCCCTCTGGTAGCTACAAGCTATAAGTCCATTACTCTACGGTTTTAATACGAGCTTTCAACGTAGGCTTCGAAAGCTGAGTGCAGGTCTATTAGCGGACCACGCAACGCTTAAACTCATTATACACTAATCGGCTGTAAGTCCAATTACTTCATCACCTTTTTTAGCAGCACCTAATGCTAATCCACCTGAAGATTGAACTTCTGCTTGTATACGTTGTAATCTTTGTTGTGCAGATGTATCTCCTAATGCAGCGTCTTCTAGAGTACTTATATCTAAATCTCTACCAACAGATGAAGCTTGTGATATAAAGCTAGAAGCTGTACTGTAAACACCCTTAGCTTGTTCTTGTGTAAGTCCAAGGTTTCTTAGCTCTTGGAATCTACCAAATGTTGTAGTAAACCCTCTAGATGATGCTTCAGCTTGTAATTGTAATGTTGCTATTTCTCCAGCTAATACCTTATCTTGTATCTTAGGATTAATTAAAGCACCAAATATAGTAGGTGCATCAAGGTTAATATTAAATCTTTCTCTAAATAGTTTTTCTACTTCAGGTATTTGGTCTTTGACACCACCATATACCATATCAATTCTAGCTTGAAACTCTTCAGCAGATACAGGGTCTTCAGTATCAAAACCTGTAGCCATATCTTCAAATTCATCTTCAAAATCTGTAAAATCTTTTATACCTACTTCTGCTAATGTTTGTTTATAAGAAGCTTTAGTACTTAAAAATGTCATTTCATCCATAACTAATGTTCCATCATCACGCATTAATTTACCAAAATTATCTTTCCAAGCTTTAGTTTGTCTAGTAGTACCTATAGCAACGTCAGGGTCACCTGATTTTACCCATGCTTTTGCAAATTCATCTATAACTTCATCAGGTAAAAAATTATATAAAGATTGTGCAAGAGTAGTTCCTTCTGCTATTGACCTTCCACTATCTTCTGGTTTAGGACTACTTACTGTTTCTCCTGTATATTGTTTAGCAATACCTGGATTACCATTAGCATCTTGTCCTGGGTTAATGTAATCACCAGGGTCTAAATAAACATCACTTTCTACTATTTGTCCTGGTCTAAATTTAAAAACATTAACATTATCTACTGCTTTATTTGTTGGTCTTCCTAATGTATCAAACGCCATTATCCTACATAACTCCTACTAGCTACTACACCTTTACCAAATGTATCCATCATTGCACCTGCTAAATCATTTTTAACTTTTTGATTACCAGTTTTTAAACCATAATTTCTTAATCGTTCAAGTTCTTTACCACTATCATTCATTTTTATAATCTCGTCAAGTAATGGGTCATTAGATTTTAAATCTTGTCCTAATACAGATTTAGCCATTTGTTGTTTAGATGCAATAATTTGTTGCCAAGATATATCTTCATCATACATATTGTAAAATTGAAATCTAGTTTTCTTTAGTTTATTAATTAAACTTTTTCTAGCACCAGCATTGTTACGTATCTTACCAGCTTCTTCTGATACGTTGTATGTAGCATGTAAATGTTCTGGTAAATATTGGTCTAATAAATCCTGTACATCAGTTTCTCCTACTTTAGTAGTAGCTACTGATATACCTTCTAATGCATTTAATACACCATTATCTAACACAATATTTGCAGATGGGTCAAATATTCCATTCATTTGTTCTAATGCTTCTGCTTGTGAAAAATATCCTTTATTTGTTTGTGTTGCTAAATAATCTATAACAGATTCAGGTAGTTCACTGCCATAAGATTTAGCAGCTGTCTTTGTAAATAAATTATAATAACTGTTGTAATTCTTTTGATATTGTACTGGGTCAGTATATTCCATTCTTTCAGATGTAATTTGATTCTGTGTTACACCTAAAGAACTTAATATATTACCATATGCATCCGTTTCTTCTACATTAGATATAGCAGCTTTCATATCTCCACCAGTACCAATTAATTCTGCAGTTAATAATGACACATACTCATCATTAGATAACAACCTAGAAGTAATTCTTTTTCTATTTCTTTTAACAGATTCTGCAAAGTTTTGTGCTATTTCTAAAGCATCTGCACCTTCAGGTAAATCTAATGCACCAACAGGAACACTAACTAATACATCACTATCTAAGAAACCTTTATTAAAATCTTCTTGTGATATGTCAGGCCTTATACCTGCATCAGCTCTTGCTTTAGCTTCTACATCATCACCATGTTTACCTTTATCTCTTTTAGGTGAGTTAGATATATCTCCTAGTAAAAATGTATCTGGTAAATCTAATATGTAGGTGTAGTTACCCATATCCATAGCTAACTTATAACCTTCTCCAGTTACATAAATTATTTCTTGACCTTCATAATCACCAGCAAAATTATCATAATTAAAACCAGTTTTAACATCTTCTACTGTATCTACTGTTAACTCATCCATCTGTAAATGCTCCTACTAAATTTTTAAATGCATTGCTTAAATGTTCAGTTCCAGTTTTACCTGTTAATTTTTCTACACCAGTATCTGCTAAAGATGATGGTAATAACTGAGTGCCTGCACCAAATACTTCAAAACCTGAAATGATAGAATCTATTAGTTCTGGCTCAGGGTCTGGTATTTTATCTGCATAACCTGACAACATTAAATTTTGTACAGCAGGGCCCATCTTTTTACCTATATAATCACCTGAACCTGCTGCTAATCCAGCTATACCTGCAGCTACTAATCCTAACATTTCACCTCTAAATAATTTACCTATTGCATCTCCTAAACCTATTTGTTTAGCAGCAACTTCTATTACTTCAGAAATAGGGTCCATCCAAGCAGCTCCACCTCTTGCAACAACACTTCCTAATACTTTAGGATTTACATTATATTTTTGTGCAGCAGTATCTATTAATATACCTTCATCACCTCTTACAGCACCAGTAGCACTTACATTTTTACCAGTCCCTTGTAAATCAGAACGTTGTGCTTCAAACAAAGTAGCTTGTAAGTCAGTATCTACCATACTGTGTACCATTCTTTTATCATCTTTCCACCAATACAAAGCATTTGAGTCTATTTCTAAAGGTACTTTTGATTTAACAAAGTTACCTTTTTCATTAGCAACTCTAGGATAAAATGTATTAACATCAGGAGATTCACCAGCAATTACTGCATCTTGGCTAAGAAATCTTAATAATTGTTCACCATCTATTTTTCTATATCCTTTACCAGGCATAGTAGAAGTTTGTTTAAAAACAACATCAGTATTTTTTTTACGTGTTGTAGCTGTTGATTCTTGTTTACCACGATAATCTGACATCTTTCCTTTTTCATCTACAGTAAATACTGGTTCAGATTTATCTGCGTCAGCTTTACGTGCAGCTGCTATTAATTGGTCTAAAGGATGTACTGCTTCTTCTTCCATCAATCATCACCTGCCCAATTAGGATTACCTGCGTACTCTACATTATTTTCTTCCATTATCCTCCAAACATATATGCAACCATATCATTTTGCATTTGTCTAACCTTTCTACCCTGTTCTACGGCATCTATTTGCTTACCAAATTCATCTTCTACCTGTTGGGCCATTATTTCTTGTGGAGAATCAGTACTAAACATAGATAAATCTATTACTTTTTCTGCACCATATTGGTCAGCTAATGCCTGTCTATCTGAATCTAATTCTAAATATTCTGGTTGTGATTGCATAAAGTTTGCATCTTGTAATTGTTGTGCTTTACTCCTAGCTTGTGCAAAAGCTATAGAATAACTATCAGCAAAGTTAGTTGACCATTCATCTAATTCTTCTTCAGTTGCACTTCTACCTAGTTTATTTTCAAAATATGCATCAACCATATCTTCTAATGCAGATTTACTAGGTGGTATAAATTCTTTAGCTAACTCTCTAGCTATCTCTGCTTCTTGTACTTCATCTAAAGTATCTTGTTTCTTAGCAAGTTCTTTTAACGCATAATTAAATATATTTCTATGTATATCCCATTCACCATAAAGATTTTGTGATTCGCTAAAATATACAGGGTCTTCTTCTGATATAGCTTTATATAGTTCAGTTCCTACTTCAGCATGTATATTTTTATCTGCCCAGTTCATTACATACATAATTGATGCACGTAATTTTTCAGACATTTCGCCTTGACTTTCAGCAAAATAATTATCTGGTACTAAATTATTGTTAGTTAAAAAGTTTTGAAACTGTAATATTTCGTCAGTTGTAGCATAGTTATCAAGTATGTCACTTACTTTTGTACCTTTAAAGTGACCAGGAAAAGGCATTAATGGTTGTACACCATTTATTAATACTGGTGTTCCATCATCATTATATGCAGGTCTAAGTATTGTTTCACCTGTCATTAAGTTAAAGTATGCTTGTGCTTGTATTTGAGCTTCTAACTGTTCCTCTTCAGGTTGACTTGCAACCCAATTAAATATATCTTCTTCTGTAGGAGCAAAACCAAATATTGTATTTAACTCGTTATATATGCTTTGGTCAATACCATATGTTTCTAAATCTTTTGTTTGTGCATCTCTACCAGATACAGCTGCAGGTACTTGTGATTGAAACTCTTGTCTACTTGGTTGAGATATAGGTTTAGCTGCTTCTACTCTTTCTTCTACAGTAGCAACAACCTCTGAAGCAACTGCTTTTTGTGTAAATGGTTTACTATTCCACCAATCTACTATTTCTTGTGCTTCTTCGTCAGATACACCTAATGATGGTGGTTCAGGCATATCTCTTAAAGCTACTTCTAAAAACTCTAAAAAAGATATAGGAGCATCTTCACCAACAGCTTTATCCATTTGTAATGATGTCCAAAGTCTTTTAAATAATGCTAAATTCATTTTATCCTTCTGGGAAGTAGTCTAATACTTCCTGGTCATCTCTATATAACTTTAACAGAACTCCTGTCCATACACCCCAGAACTCAGGGTATTCTTCAATTATTCCATTAGCTGCATTAGCAACATAAATCCTTAAAGCTTTAGCTCTAGGGTCTTCTGATTGTAACCACCAATCAGGGTTATTTGTTGTTGAATACTCAGTAGACAAACCTTCTGCATAGTTCCAATATTGCATTATAGCAGCAAAACCTTTACCAGAGTCAAGCTCTAATATTGCTGGATTAACTAACCATTGTTGTTTCATTTCATTAAATATATCTTCAGTAGAAGGTGGGTTCATTTGACCATATTCCTCTGATTGAAAACCAGGTAATGCAAGTTTTAATTCGTTTCTATAACTACGTTTAAATATAGTTTTTTGTTGTGCAGTTAATGTTTCCATAGCATCTATTTTTTTTGTAAAAGTTTTATATCTAAAGAAACCTAATGTATCATTGACAGCTCTACGATATTGGTCAGGACTTAGCAGTGTTTTTTCTACAACAATATCATCATATTTTTTTTCTTCATAAGGATTATCTATATTTAAGTAATAACCACTAATTTTTAAACTATCAAATATTTCTGGATTTTCTTTTTGAAAAGTTTGTACTCTAACACTTGAAGGTTGTTTACCTACTTCTGATTGTGACCTAGGGCTCATCATGTATGGATGTTCTAATCCATATAGTTCTAGATATTCATTGTATGTAGCTATATCATTACCATTATTTTTTTCTCTAATTCTTATATATTCTTCATACAAAGCAGCTTGTCCCCACAAATGTCCTTGTTTATCTTCTACAAAAAACTCTGGTTTAAATCCAGTAGGACCAAAGAACTGCACCATAAACTCAAATGCGAACAAAGTACCTGATTTTTCTTTAGCAAACTCTAAATAAGCAAGTTCTATTTGTCCTTGATTTAAGTTAGCTTTAGTTGTATTAGGTGCAACTATATCTAAATACTTATCTAATTTACCAGCTTCATATAATCTTTTAGGTTCTCCTGCAGATACACCCCATCTAAATACATCAATAGTTTTTTTAGCACGCATTTTTTCTACTTCGCTACTATTTTCTGTAATATATTCAAAGTCTTCTGGGTCTAATAACATTGCTCTACCTTTTTTATAAACAGGAGATACAGCAAATACATCAGATAATTCTTCTGGTGGTGGAAAATCACCAAACAAAAACTTTTCAAATTCATTAGCCCAACCATATTTAGCACCTAGTTTTGTTGTAGCTGTTTCTATTTTTGGTAATACTTTGTCTATACCAAATGCAACTAATGAGTTAGGACCAGGTACAAATCCTTGTGCTAATAAGTTAACCCCTTGTAATTGTCCTCTAGGTGATATTTGTACATTTTGTTCTCCATCTGTTAACTCATCATCAAATATTAAATTAGACATAAAACCACCAAATGGATATACAAAGACATCTCTAGTTGGGTCCATAGGGTCAGGTGATATAAATCCATCTTCTGAGCTAGCACCTAAAGCATCTGCTGCTCCACCACCACGTACACCTAAATGAGCTTTTCTTAATACATAAGGGTTTTCTCCAAATAACTGTCCCCATGTTTGAAATACCTCAAACCATACTTCAATAAATGGAAATATATTCACAAGCTTGTCAGATAGTGTATGTCTTTGTTTTGTATCGTATAATAATTCTTTAACACCAGCTAATGCATAAGCTTTAGATTCTGTATTCATTACTTCATAATTTGATACTTTTCCTGGTTTATATAATTTATTAAGTCCAACCATTTCGTCTATAATATCTTGAGGTACACCAGCTTCTTTAGCTTCTTTTATAAATTTACTTCTTAATCCTTTATCAAAATCTTTAAATCTATCTTGGATATACATCCATCTAAATTGTTTAAATGTAGTTGAACGGTTTAAATAACCAATAGGTTTTGTCATTAATCTATCAAATATTGCTTGATAAGCATTATCCATCATATCTTCTACTTGTCCTAAGAAGTTTTGTGGTGTCATGTCTTCAGCTTTATCTACAATTTGTGTAAGAGTACCTGGGTCAATACCATCTGTTTTGTTATAGTATTTAGCTAATTCATCAGTAATTTTCGATTTTTTAAACTTTTTAAGAAATACATCTTCTGTACTAAAAAATTCTACAATGTCTTTTTTATTACTACCTGTTGTACCAAACTTTGTAAGTTTACCTTCAGCTACCATTGTTCTTATAGCAGAGTTACCACCATTACCACCTTTACGTAATGCATATGTAAATGCACCTTTTTTATTTTTAACTGCATCTTTAGCAATATCAAATGTACCACCTGATATAATTCTTATTCTAGATTCTAAATATTGTAAATGTTGGTCTAAATCTCTATGGTTATCATCTATAAAGTTTGCAGCCTTTTTACCTTTGTATCTTATAAATTGTAATCTTGCTTCTCTACCTGCAGGACTAGCAATCCATTTTGCTAATTCGTCTGAACCATACCCATGTCTAGCTACTGCTGCTGCTAATGGGTCGCCTCTTAATAATCTAAGTTCGTGATATACAGATTCAACTATTTGTGGTTCAGTTAATTCTGATGTTTTTCTACCTAAGTATTCTACGTATTTATTATTTTTAGGTTTATTTGCACCACCTGCCATATCTTCATATCGCATAGTTTTTTGCATAGCTTCCATTACTTCTTCTTGCATTAAAAAATCAACAGCATCTGGATTGTATTGTGCTCCTTTATATTTACTAAAAGGTAAAGATTCTAATATTTTACCTACACGTGAATTAGGATTATGTGCAGCTAACCATTGAAAGTATTCGTATGGTCTGTTGTAAATACTAGATAATCCTTTAACTGCTATACGTGCTTGTTCTTCCATAAATACACGAGTAAAAAAAGCAGCTCTCATTAATACAAAAGGTTTAAATAAATTTCTTGTATAAAAAGACATAACATTGCTTACAAAGTTATTTTCTAATCTTTTTACATTTAATATTCCATCATCAAATGGATTAGGAATAGCATCATCTGCTTTGTTCCATGACAAATGTTGTGTTTTATATTTAAGATAATTTTTACTATCAGAAAGAATACTTGTAGCTTTAAACTGATTATCTGGATATGCTTTAAATAAAGGTCCTAATGCACGTTCTAACAATCTGTAATCTAACAATGGTGCAATATTGTCTTGCATTTCACTAAACATAGAACCACTCATAGTAGTTACAGCATTACCTAGTTCATCTGTTGCGTAACCTAATTCATTTATTTCGAATCCTCTATAGTTAGAACCAATGTTAGGAAGTATGTTTTTGTCTGCATCAGTTGCATATATTTTCATTTTATTAAGACCTTCAAACATTTTTGCTGCATGGTCTGCTATATACTCATGATTACCACCTCTAGCTCTTACCATCTTTAAATCTCTAGAAGCTTGTTGAAAAGCAAAATCTCTATATGCAGGTTTATCTAATGGATTAATTGCCATAAAATCTTTCATAATTTTATTAGCAGTATCTGCGTCATAACCATTAATTTGCAAATGAGATGACAATTGTTTATACCCAACATTTAAATTATTAAGAGGTATTCCCATGTCAGGAACAACTCCTAATAACTTTCTGTAATAAGGATTGTATGTAGAGTTAAAGTTAGAACTAAAACCTAAATATCTTTCAAACTTAGGTGCACCTGCTAAATCTAACTTTTCTAATGCATATGATGGTGTAACGTTTTCTAACTTAGCTAAAGCTGATGCTTTATCAGATACTGCATCCATAGTATCAATAACAGCTTCATTACCTACCTCAACTAATTTAGATGGTTCTTTTCTAGATTTTCTTATAGGAAATACTCCTTCACGTAGTTTTCTTGTTTTTTCACCAGCCCAACTACCAAATGTTCTGTAGTTAGCATTAGCATTTAAACCAGTAGATTGTAAGAATTTATTTACTGCAAGTGAACCAGTCTTAGGTAACATACGTCCAGGTAATGTATAAGGTACCATTTGTCCTACATCATTACGTATTGCATAACCTGATGATGAAATCATGTCATCAAACATACCTTGTACTTTTCTCCAATCAGTTTCTGCTACGATATCTGACTGAACTTGTGCAGGTAAATGTCTAGTAATTGGATTATTACTAATTAAATACAGGTTATCTTCTTCTGCTAATG